GTCCTGATCATTAAACCGATAATGCTGGAAAGGAGGAAAATTGACCTTGACATGATGGTCTGCAGTAATCTTGGGATTCTTCTTACGTCCTGGTGCCAGCGGTATATGATCCCAACAGATGATACGGAATACCACATCAGTCTTGGGTACCTTGTGCCAATCAATGGTGTGTTGGTCCAATTTGGTCTTGACACCAGTCAATTGGCTGGCTTCCCAAGCTCTCTTGGCGATCCGGTCTGCGCGATTGCGTTTGGCTTCTGCCACTGTCCTCTGGTTTACCTTACTGAGACTGGGCAGTATGATATCATACTGGTTATCTTCAGGGACCAGATAACTGCAATAGCTGTTCTTACTGAGATGGATCTGCCTCAACAAGTCTTTGTTGGTTAGATATGGGGTGCGTTTGGTAGGGAGGGTGGGTGGGGTTACATTTGTCATGACACTATTATATAGCCAGTTTACTAAAGAATAAATATAATTCAGAAGGCACATGACAAAAATATCAGACCCAAACCAACACTATGCTCGTTTGCCAGCGGCCAACCAGCAGAACATCACCGAAGCTTTCGGCTCCCAACGCCAAAGCAGTTACACTGGCACACCACCTGCTGGAACTGCTTCATTGAGCAATTATAACACACAGGGGCAGCTTCCTGGATTCAGTGGTTATAAATTACCAGCTCAGAATTATGCCACCCAGACATTAGCCAAGATATCTGCTAGTGGAAGCCAGGCCAGCAGCACCAGCGTCATATACACCACCACTAATACCGATTATATCCAGGGCACCAGCAGCCAGTTGGAACCCAACCGCGACCTCAAGCAGCAACGCCTGGTCAACAGCGGGTTACCTAATGGTGCTGATCCTTATCAGAAACTAGTGGATAATAATGCCAACCTGGATCGCAGATATGGTAACATAGATGATCGTGTATATCTCAAAGATAACACTGGCAAGTTCACCAAAGGTGTGGCCAGTGCTCTTGCTGCCACTGGTGGCATACTATGGCCTTATACTCCAACGGTTACCAGCAGCCATCGTGCCACCTATGACGTACAAAAACTGACCCATACTCCTTATGGTGTTGTCAGTTATCAGAACAGCAGCGTGGAATCCATCAACGTCACTGGTGAATTCTCAGCTAGTAGCGAAGCTAGTGCTGCATATGTGGCTGGCGTGATCTGGTTCCTCAGGATGAGCACCAAGATGTTTTATGGTCAGGACAGCCTGCGCGGCACACCGCCACCTATATTCTTCCTCACGGGCCATGGCCCAGTGGTTTTTGAGAACGTGCCGGTGGTTGTGACTAACTATGAGATGACACTACCTGCAGATGTGGATTATATCAGTTGCACTGTGGGAGGCAACCATCAGCGTGTGCCCACGCTGTGCTCCATCAGTGCCAGCATGATGCCAGTATACAGCAGAAATAAGATAACCAACAGCTACAGCTTGGAAAAATTAGCACAAGGTGGTCTGATAGGACAAGGATTCATCTAATGGTAGAGTACAGCATCAGCAGTCCTTATTACACCACCGCCCTGTTACAGAATCGTTTCCTGGACATCATGACCATGAGGGATGTGCCTGCGAGAGCAGATGACGTCCTGATAGCCATCAGCCCCACTTATGATCTGAGACCAGATCTCATGGCTTATGATCTGTATGGTACCAGTGGGCTATGGTGGGTGTTTTCAGTACGTAATCCTGATATCATAAAGGATCCCATCTGGGATCACAATGCTGGCACTGTCATATACCTGCCCCAAGGCAAATATCTTCGTACCGCGCTGGGAGGTTGATGCATGGCCACTAATACATTACACAACTATGTCAACTATGCTTACAGGTTAGAGATGTGGGCCTGTAAGGCTAATGAACTGCAAGGCTCAGAGTTGCTCATAGCTGACAGCGGTGTGGGCGGCAACCGCAGTGCGGATTTTCCTCTGGACCTGCATATCGATAACTTGGAGATGAGCAGCTTGGTGGGTCTCACTGCCAGGGGTAGGAACACAGATGTGGTCAATTTCACATTCGATGTCACTGAACCCTACACTAATCGATTCCTTGCACAGATATTAAAGACACATGCTAGGCTTAACCCTGGCGCCCAGTGGAACAGTTGTTTTTTCGCCATGAAGATCCAGTGGCTGGGATATACAGATGATGGCAACCCCACTGGTGTGATCACTAGTAAAGTGGTACCATTTACCATGACTGGCGTCCAGATGAAGATACTCAATGGCAGCAGCGTCTATAGTTGTAGAGCTATCCCCACAAGCCATTATGCACTTAATCCAGCAGAAAATCTCATACCGTTCGGCTTGGAATTGCAAGGTACCACCGTACAACACATATTGTCAGGTCCCAACTCGCAAATGGTCAAGAGCCTCAAAGACACTCTGAACCTGGCCGAACAAGAGATGCAAACCAAATTACAGAAAGTGGAACAGGCTAACACTTATCTTATAGAGCTGCCCGGTGAGATAGCAGGCGCCAAAGTATCTACTGATAACCGCAAACAGTTCCAGACATTCAGTGTGCCAGATGCCAAGAATGCTGGAGCTTGGCAGCAGATGCAGAAAGGATTCCTGCCGCTGGAGATAAAAAACAACGTATTCCGTGTGGCATCAGGTACCAAGATCACCGATTTCATCAACACCATCATCGGCTATAGCAGTTACATGAAAGACCAGGTGGGCGGCAAAGAAATGACATTGTGGAAGATCAATGTGGACACCCAGTTCGTTAAGTGGGACAGGAAACGCAATGACTGGCAGAAAGTATTCACCTATAAAGTGGTGACCTATCCTGTCAAAGGCATCAGTCCACCGCACATAACCACTAAAAAAGTCACCATAGATGACTGTGTGCGAGTCTATGATTACCTGTATACTGGTCTTAACCGGGACATACTGAGACTAGACATGGATTTCAAGACAGCATTCTGGACAGCCAGGAATGCATCACATGCCAACTATAATGCCCAGGACAGTAACACCATCGGTCCCATCAAGGAAGGCCAACAACCAGAAGAACCAGACATCAATGGCACAACAAAGAATCCCTTGCAACTGGACAGGAAGATGATTCCTGCACGTGGGTTGGCCAATCGCCAGAACACTGGACCCATGACCGATAATATCGCTCGCATGAGTGTGGACGACATCATGCAATATGTGTATGATCATAATGTGGACATGGTCACATTGGAGATACAGATAGTGGGAGATCCAGACTTTGTCAGCGGCAACAATATCAACTTGAAAGATACAATAGATTTTACCAGTAGTGATCAATTCGTTTTTATCCGCAGCCGCGCTCCTAAAACCGATTATCAGGACGACGGATTATTTGACGTAGGTGACGCCAGCTTCATACAAGGTGTTTATAAGATCATCAGTGTCAAGTCCAGTTTCCGCAACGGCAGCTTTACGCAGTTATTACGCATGATACGCAACACAAACCAGGATGATACCACCACGCAGAAGACCCAGCAGTCCGGGCAAAGAGATAGTAATATAACTGATGCCACTGGAACCACAGGTGGCAACGCTGGTAGCCAGACTGGCAAAAGAGATAGTAATATAACTGATGCTACAGGTACCACAGGTGGTAACGCTGGTAACACAGGCAAGGTATCCTTGCCCGACTTTGGACAATTCAATCAAAATTCACCTATGTAAAGATGGAAACCAGATATGCCTAATCTAGATATTACCGACAGTAAAAAACCCTTAGGTCACACCGTTCATGAAAGCGCAGATGGCATTCGCATCAGTCCTGGACCCTATATCGGTTCAGTCAAAGCCAATGTGGATCGCAAACGTAGCGGTCGTGTCCAGGTTTACATACCAGAACTAGGTGGCGATCCTGCGGACGATGCTTCCTGGAAGACTGTGGATTATCTCAGTCCTTTTTACACAGTGACACCGCCATTCGACAGCAGGAAAACTGAACCACAGAGCAGCGGTTTATGGTTCGCTAGCCCTGATGTGGGTGTGAACGTCATGTGCATATTTGTCAACGGTGATCCCAGCAGGGGTTATTGGATAGGTTGTGTGCCAGACTGGCCCAGCATGCACATGATGCCTGGCATAAGCCATGACATCGTGGGCGGTAAAGATCCTGTGAAAGAATGGAATGACAAGGAGCAGAGTCCTGATGCTTACACCAATTTCTATACAAAGGCACAGACTCCTCTGGATTATCAGCAAAAGGCTTATAAGAAACAGGGTATAGATCAGGATGATCATCGTAATCCTGGTACCAGCACTGCATTCCGTGAAAGCCCCAGCAGGGTGTTCGGTATCAGTACACCAGGTATGCCTGTGGACCGAGACCCAGTGATAGAGCCCTACGATGATAAACATGGCACTCTCAAGATCTATTATCCTGAGCGCAAGGGTGGCCACACCTTCGTCATGGATGACGGTAACATAGAAGGTGAAAATCGCAGGCTGAGATTGCGCAGCACTGCTGGACACACCATCCTCATGCATGATGAGGAGGACAAGGAGTTCATCTATATCATCAATCACAACGGCAAAGCCTGGGTGGAGATAGACAAGGAAGGTGACGTGTATGTGTACAGCCAACGCGACATCAAGATCACAGCCATGCGAGACATGTTCATAGATGTGGGTCGCAGCTTCCGTCTCAAAGCAGACACCATCGATATAGAAAGCCGCCAGTACATACGCAGCGAAAGCAACCAGATCACCAGCCTGAGCCATGAGAACACCAAGATCACCGCAGAAGCAGGATTACATCTCAAAGGCGGTGAAGTATGGCTTAACAGTGCAGACATGATAAACATCTATGGACATGGTGTCGTGGTCATCGTTGGTGCATTGGTCTTGATCAACAGTGGCGGAGAGCAAGATGCTGAACCAGCACCTGTTGCCAAATTACCCATCTACATGCCCAGGCACGAACCCTGGCCCTACCATCTGGACAACGGTGGTGGTCCAGCTGATTATAGTTTCAATCCCAATGAAGGTTTCGAAGGTTCAGCTGGCAGTACCCCCATTAGTACTAATTCATATAGCGCACAGAACAATTTTGGTGGTGGCATGGCAAACTTAAACCAATTGCAACAATCCAGCAGTAGCACCAATACTAATACCAATACTAATACTAATACCAATACTAATACTAATACCAATACTGGTATCATCACTGGTGCCAACACTAACGATCCTGGTTTCATCACTGGACTCACTACCAATAACCAGGGAACTATTTCACCCAGCGGCACAGGCATCGCTGGTGGCGGCACACTGGGAACTGGAACTGGAATCATAATGGTGGTATAATATGGCAGACAAGACACTTAGTATTAACCTCAACAATCCAGGCAACTTGCTGTACAATGCAAATGACAAATATGCATCAGGCACCAATGGGGGCTATGCAGTTTATCTCAGAGCCGAACAGGGCATAGCAGCCCTGGCTACATTGTTCATTGATGCAGCACAACTGGGTAATAATACCAGTGAAAAACTGTGTGCCTATTACTTGAGGATAACAGATATAAATGCCCTGCAAGTGGCATTGGTCAGCAGATATATGGCAGACAATACAGGGATAGAACCGCAACAGGTTCCTGATCTCAAAGATCCACTGACGCTGTTGTGTTGGGTCAGTAATTTCATCAGCCTGTTGAATGATGGTTCGTTGTTCAATGTGGACAGCCAGTTGCGTGGTTGTGCGCTGGCTTTGAATATGACCGCTGAGAAATTCACCTATCTGGTACAGCCACGAAAATATGCCTGGCAGAATGGCGCTGGAATAAACGGCGACAAGGGATTCGTTAATCCCACAAGTGATCTGCTGTCATCTGGAGCCAGCAGCTTGTTGCAGGAAAAGATACAAGATCTGGCACAGTCACCTCCCAGATTACCAGATGACATGAACATAAAATCTTATTGGAACCAGAAAGACATGCTGGAACACCTGACAACCAAACAGAATAATCAGAGCGGCACTGTGGCTTATAGCACAGCACAATTATATGACAGCAACCAGGGCACAAGCCAACTGAAACGCCAGCAGGTAAACAAGCAGATAAGCCTGTTAGATGATCAGATAACATCGCTCACATCGGAATATGTCAGGACCACTGATGCATACAAGAAACAAGTTCTTAATGATCAGATACAGAATACAAAATTCCAACGGCAGGGATTGGTAGAACAGCGTATGGCTATCAACAGCCAATTGACTGGTACAAATAAGACATCAGTGATCAATAGCCAAACGGGCACGGAACCTTATAGCCAGAGAGATACTGATGCAGCACTGATACAAAACAATGACATCGCACTGCGTACCCAGATGACTGCTGATGCCTACATGAGCCAGTCTGGAGAGATATATCAGAATAACATAAACCAACAGGCTCTGGCACAGAAGAACCTGGGAAAAACCAAGACCAGGAAAACACCTATCGGTGGTGGATATGTGCTGCCAGGCACTGGCAGTGTCACGTTGGGCCGCAGTGTGTTCAGTAAACCTGTGTTCAGAAAGTAGGTAAATAACCACATGGTATTGTATCGCGGTTATAGCACAGTAAACAGGGATTTCGGACCTTTTAGGATCGCAGATAACGATCTGATCATCCAGGATCTGTTGAATAATTTCAACATACGTCGTGGTGAAAAACTGATTAATCCCGAGTTTGGATGCATTATCTGGGACAGGTTGTTCGAACCATTGACCATAGGTTTGAAGGACGAGATACTGACAAACATACAGAACATCATCAGTAATGATCCCAGATTAAACGTGATCAGCGGTGCTACCTTGCAGGAAAGCCCTGATGGTCATGGACTGATAGTGGTATGCACCCTGGCTTTCAATAATACCGACCAGATCACCACATTACAGATAAAATTCGATAGCCAAGCTCAGCGATTATTCCTGCTATAATATCTGTGTATTTCATAGCCGATAAATAGATCAAAAGAGCAAATACATGGCCAGTAACACCAGACAAAATAATCTATTCGCTTTGCAAGATTGGAAGACGCTGTACACCACCTTCAGTGATGCCAATTTCCAGAGTTATGATTTCGAAACCATGCGCAAGGTAATGGTGGATTACATCCGCACTTATTACGCAGAGGATTTCAATGACTTCATAGAAAGTTCAGAGTTTGTGGCATTATTGGATCTGATTGCTTTCAATGCACAAGCATTGGCTTTCCGCACCGATCTCAATGCTCGTGAGAATTTCCTGGATACTGCTACCCGTAGTGACAGTGTGCTTAAACTGATCAAACAACTGGGTTATTCACCCAATCGTAACAAGAGCGCCAGCGGGTTGTTAAAGATATCAGCTATCAGTACCACTGAGAACATGACTGATATCAATGGCAACAACATAAATGATGTATATGTAAACTGGGATGACAGCGGAAACCAGAACTGGCAGAACCAGTTCAATCAGATATTGAATGCTACTCAGGGATCAGGACGTGTGGGCAGACCCTATGCCAGCAAATATATCAGCAACATACTCACCCAACAATATAACATCATTACCCCCAATAGCATCTTACCGGTATTCAGCTTCACTGCTAACCTGGATACCAACAGCAGTCCTTTCGAGATAGTTGGTGCCAACATCGCTACCAGCGATCTGATAACTGAGCAGGACCCTGGCACACGTGGCCAATTCGGTCTGATACATCAGGATGATGGTAAAGGTTATGGCAGCAGTAATACTGGTTATTTCCTGTATTTCAAACAGGGGACCCTGCTCAACAATGATTTGACTATCTCGGATAAGATCCCCAATAGGCTGATCAATGTAAACAGCGACAACATCAACAATGAAGACATCTGGTTCTATGATCTGCAGAATGGCACCGTTGCTGACCTATGGACCAAGGTACCCAGCTTGTATAACAGCAGCGCCATCTATAGCGACCTGGCCAAAGGTGTCAGGAACATCTATAGTGTCAATAGCAGGATGAACGATCAGATAGATCTGGTGTTCAGTGATGGCACATTCGGTAACATTCCATATGGTACATATAGGTTATACTATCGTGTCAGTAATGGAACCACATACCGCATAAGCCCCAGTAACATGAGCCGTATACTGATAACCATACCCTATGTCAGCAAGAGTAACCGTGTGGAAACATTGAGCATACTGGCCAGCCTGCAATACACTGTCAGTAATGCCAGCCGGGCAGATTCCATGGCAGAGATAAAAAACAAAGCACCACAGGCATTCTACAGCCAGGACCGCATGGTCAATGGTGAAGATTACAACAGCTTTCCTTACACACAATACAGCGACATAGTCAAGAGCAAAGCAGTCAACCGTTTCAGTATCGGCAGCAGCCGTGGTATCGAGATCAATGACCCCACGGGAAACTACAGCAGCACCAACTTGTTTGCAGATGACGGCGTATTCTACAAGGACCAGAAGAACAAGACACAGGACTTTGTGTTTACCAATCGCAATGAAGTGGTGGATGTCTACAACAAGTTATTGCTGAACAGCATCGCAAGCGATGGCATGCGCCAGTTCTATTATGAAAACTACAACAGCATATCATTTTATACCAACATAGGCGGATTGCTGGATCAACCCTACCTGTTCTGGCAGCGTACTACCAATGACAACAGCAGTTGCACTGGATATTTTGTCAACAACGTGGGTGTGAGCCAGACAGTGGCAGAATTCAGCACCAGCAACACTCAATATCTGTTGCCCAACAGCCTGGTGTTGATACGTGCGCCTGCTGGTTATTATTTCGATAAGGACAATGTGCTGATAGCTGGCACGCCAGCCATAACCACCGACCGCATGGAATTCTGGACAGGCGTCCGTAACGTGGTGGGAGATGGCACGCAGGTGAGTTATGTTGCTGGACGTAGGATAGGTGCTATCACACTGTTGGACAATATTCCCACTGGTGCGATAGTAGCCAAGGTATATGCTCCCTGGTCCACCACCATGCAGAACATCACTGCCAACACCATCATCAACCTGATATTCAACCATCAGGAATTTGCACTGGTATACAACCGCAGTTTCACTAGTGGATTCAAAGATCCTTGGACCATAATCAGCATAGACAATGTCAGTGTCACTGGCGATTACGATATCAATACACTGGGTACTAATTTGGACAGCAGCTGGATGGTGTTATTCCAGACAGACGGCAACCGTTACACCATGACATATCGTGTATGTGAAATGGTTTTTGGCAGCAAGAAACAGATCAGCTTCCTCAATATCAATCCGGTACCAGTATTCGACAGCAGCACTAACAAGCTGATGTATGACAACATCAGGGTGTTGGCCAACAACATGGGATTGGCTGCAACTGTGGACCTGAGGATAAGCGATAACATCAGGGAAAATGACGGATTTAGTGACAGCAGCCGTATAATGGTCACATATGCTAACCGTGCAAATGATACATTGCCTAGTGATCCAGACATATTCCGCAAAGTGGTCTCCAATACCACAGTGTTTTACAAGAGTTATACTGACAGTGATAGCTTGGATCGATATCAAATATTGGACACTGGTGAAGAGATCAAAGCAAGCAATTACAGCACGTTTAACCAGATACAGTTGGCCAGGAACGGATTCCCTATCGGTAAATTGTTCTATGCTGTCACTGACCGTAAATTTTATCAGATAGTATCAGCCAACAATGTTCCTGCAGTCAGAGATGTAACCAGCCAATACTTGGTTTTTGCTGGAAGGCAACTGATAAATTTCCAATACCAACATAATGCCAACAATGATCGCAGATTGGATCCTGCCACAAGTAACTTGATTGACATGTTCATCATCACCCGGAGTTATGACGAGCAGTACAGGAATTATGTGGCAGATCAGACAAACACACAGATGCGTCCAGCTGAGCTGGATAGTGTGACACTGAACAACAGCTATGGTGGGTTGTTCCGTAACAAGATGATATCAGACGAACTGGTGATCAATCCTGGCAGATATAAGTTATTGTTTGGCAACAGAGCTATGTTAAGTCTACAAGCTAAATTCTATGTTGTCAAGAACACCAACACCAGCATCAGTGACAACGAATTGAAGAGCCGTATAGTGGATCACATACAGGATTATTTTGCTCTGGAAAACTGGGATTTCGGCGAGACATTTTATTTTTCCGAACTCAGTGCCTATCTGCACAGCAAATTGCCCGGTTTGCTCAACAGCATAATAATCGCACCACAAGACACCAACAGTGTTTTCGGCAGCTTGTATGAAATCAGATGTCTACCCAATGAGATATTCCTCAGTGCTGCCACCGTGGATAATATTGAAATAACCACCGGTGTGTTGAGTGGCATCAACAATGCTGGCCTAGCTTTAACTAACCAGAGATGATCAGGTAAAAAATAATGGCAAAACGCAGCACTAAAAAGTTCTTACCAAATATTTTCCAGACAAATACGAATGAAAAATTCCTCAATGCCACTGTGGATCAGTTGATACAGGAACCTTCATTAAAACCCATCTATGGTTATGTGGGACAGAAAGATCTGAGTAATAATTTCCGGGTCAATGACAGCTACATCACTGAGTCTGATTCTTACAGCCAATTCTATCAGCTGGAACCTGGATTGCGAGTGCGCAACAAACAGAACAACAGCGACCTGATAGTGGATGGTAATGTCTACAACTATGTGGATATGCTGAATCAATGCGGCAATGATGGCAGCGTGATCAATGATCACGCCAGGTTGTTCGGACAGGAATATTACAATTACAACAGTTTCACAGAACTGGACAAATTGGTGAACTATCGCCAATATTATTGGGTTCCATCAGGACCTGCCGCAGTGGAAGTGAACGCCAACGTCACAGACGATGCTGTGAGTGATTACCACATCAGCAGGAAGACCAGCCCGCAGCAGACACAAACAGGTTATGTTTTTGCTGAAGTGGAAAACGTGAACCCTGTATTATATCTAGTGCGTGGCCGCATTTATAATTTCCATGTGGATCAACCTGGATATAAGTTCTGGATACAGACAGAACCTGGACTGTCAGGGCATACACAATATCAACACAATATCGATAGCAGGCAGATACTGGGTGTGGTCAATAATGGCACTGACAACGGTGTGATCAGCTTTGGTGTGCCTCTGAGAGATGCACAAGATAGATTATATAACATGCCCATTTCTACCGTCACAGTGGATGTGATAACCGATCTGCCTTATAATGAATTGCAAGGCAATTTATTTGCTAATTTTCTGAAAAATAAAGATCTTGATGGCACCAGGTTAAACACCACTGGTAGCAGGAATATCATAATCAATAATACAGCAGGTTGGCCTGCTCATATACCGCTGGAACAACAACTGGGTGTGTGGCAAGTCAGCGTGGACACCAACAACATCATCCAATTGGTTTATGTCAGCGACCTGGACAGGAACCGGCGTGTGTTTGTCACAGAAGGCAACACCTATGGACACATATGGGTATACCGGGATCTGCTTGACACACTACAGAAATTTCCCACTCTTACTGCACTCATGGACAAGCTGTATTACCAAGACAGCAGCAATCCTGATTTCGTGGGTGAGATCAGGTTGCTGGATCCAGATCCCAACAGTGTGCTTAACATCAGTGACATCCTGGGTTCCACAGAATATACCAGTCCCAATGGAATCCGATTCAGTAATGGATTGAAAGTGACCTTTGGTGGAAACGTCAATCCTCCTGAATATAATGGACAGGTATATGTGGTGGAAAATCTCAGTCATGGTTGCCGACTGATGCCATGGAAGGAATTTGTCACACCTGAATTATTCAATTATTATCTGGGTGGTGAATATGATTTTGATCCTTATGACACCAGTGGATACGACAGCAGCCAGAATAATCCTGTGATTCCAGACTACATCACCATCAGCCGTGGCAGCAGGGATCGCAATGCCTGGAGCCGTAATAATCGTTGGTTCCATCGCAGCATATTGGATTATGTGGCTTCCATAACCGGAAAGCAACTGGTGTTGAACCCCAATTTCCAAGCACAGCGTCCCATAGTGGAATTTGTTCCAGACATCCAGTTATTTGATCATGGACAGAAGTTCCTGACCACTGTAAACATCTACGATCAGACCACGACTGATGCTTTCAATCAGGTACTGGGACTGAACAACCTCAGCTTACAGAGCGAATTCTTCTTCCACCAGACCATACTGGATGCTGCTGTTGGCACTAATGTTTTAACATTAGGTGATATATCAGGTGTGGCTGTAAACCAATTGATCACTGGGGTAAACATCCATACAGACACCAGGGTTACCAAGGTAGATGTACAGAATAAACAGATCACCTTGAGCAAAGAACTCACTGGTGATGTGTTGGCTGCAGAACAGGTTTATTTCGGTCAATACAACTGTGATGGCATACTATTAGTGGATGGCATCAAGATCATATTTGCCACAGATACTAGACCAGAAATAAGAAAAACCATCTATCAAGTTAAAAATGTGCTGGCGCAGAGCTTCCGTAACAGCAACTTCCAGGCATTGAGCTTCATACCTGCTGATACCCGTGTGCTACAACTTGGAAATGTTAGTACCATACGTGTGGGTGATCTGGTCACAGGACCAGGGCTAGTACCAGGATGTACTGTGGTCGTGATCGATCACGATCGCAACCAGATATACCTGAGCAACAGTGTCACCACTGATGTGCCAGCTGGTACCAGTTACACATTCACTAATGAAGCCAGCCAGATAACACTCACACCTGTGGGCACTGCTACAGAAGGTGATGTAGTTGTAGTTGACAGTGGCATCGAGAACCAAGGCGTGGTGTATCACTATCACCAGGGAGAATGGCAACGCAGCCAACAGAAGTTGGGAATACCACAGCCCCCGTTGTTCGAGATAGTTGACAAGCAGACTGACAGCTTTGGGCACAACCAGAAATATCTGGGCACCAATTTCAAAGGCAGCCGCTTGTTTGGCTATGCTGATGCAACTGGCACATCAGATAAGGTGTTGGGAATACCATTAAAATATCAGAACATCGGTAACATAGGTGACATAGTTTTCACCAATTATTACCACACAGATGTGTTCAACTACACCCAAGACAGCAAGAACACACAACGACACATCCGCACAGGATATGCTGCCAGCATCGATCCTGACAGCAGAATAAAGTATCTCACAGGCTGGGATCGGGTCAGGGAACGCAGCAGACAAAAAGTAGTATACAGCGTAGATGTTAACATTGTTCGTGTGAATGACTTCATATTCAAGACCACTTATGAAGAGAGTGGACGATTGATAGATGCCAAGATACGGGTCAATGCCCGCCTCATGGATAAAAACAGTTATGACATAATCGTACAAGACAAATATGTCACCCTACACCTGCATCAAGACTTATCAGTAGGTGATCGTTTGACAGTGATGATCGCAGGCATAGCTGGAGACACTTATGCCACTTATGAGATACCAGTTAATCTGGGTGTGAACAATAAGAACGAACTGATAACAGATGTCACATTGGGACAGATGAGAAACCATCTGATAGAAATATCCAGCAATAGCATGGAGTTTTCAGGCGAAGCATCTGGTATAAACAATAGCCGTGACATCGATCTCACTGGTGTTCCTGGTAAACTATTGCAACATAGTGCTGGAATGTGGGCACATACCACATTAAGCCTCAATCCGGATTGCAATATTATCAGTGCCATACGGCAAAACATGACAGCATATGGCCAGTTCATGATCAATCTACATGATCAGATCAATAATACCAATTTTGCTGATACCTCCAATATCAGGCAGTGTTTGGATCTGGTATTAGCCACATTATCGCAGGATGCTAAACCTACCGATCCTTATTATCACACTGACATGGCAGCCCATGGACTGCCTGATTACTCCAACCAGTATCCTGTGATCAACTTGGGATACAGGTCATATAATCTTAACCAGAATTATGATCTACAGGAAAGCAATTACACATCCATACTGGCCTATCGCAATAACATATTGTTGCTGCGTGGCAAAGATTATACAGTACAGGGTTACACATTGACACTCAGCAATGACCTGGCCATATTCCTCAATGATACCATAACCATCCTGGAATATGCATCAACACAGGCGAATGTGATACCTGCCACACCCAGCAAGCTGGGATTGTATCCGCTGAGCATGCCTGTGATAGAAACTGACAACACCTATACCACACCCATCCAGGTGATCATAGGACATGATGGCAGCATCACTCCAGCATATGGTGATTATCGCGATAACATCCTCATGGAATATGAGCGTAGGGTATACAATAATTGCCAGACATTTTACAGGGATGATGAGAACACTGGCATCAATAGCATGAAGCCTGGCGCTTTCCGTAAGACTGATTATACCATGACCGAATGGAACAAATTCATCGGTCAGAGCCTGTTGGAATGGAGCGGGCAGTTTGCCATCGACATCTTTGAAAACACTGGCACAGGTTATGATGCCTTCACCATTAATTATAATAGTGGCCGTGATGTCATATACAATGAGCCGGTGCCAGGACATTGGCGTGGCATCTATCAGTATTTCTATGATACTGATCAACCACACCACAAGCCCTGGCAGATGTTGGGCTTTGCCGACATGCCTGATTGGTGGACAGCAGCTTATGGCTCAGCTCCATATACCAATGCCAACATGACAATGTGGATGGATCTGGAGATGGGATTCATCAGGGGCAGCAATCCTGGCCAGGCCAGGTTAGATGTCAGATACAGCAGGCCAGGACTTAGCCAGATAATCCCTGTGGATTCACATGGCAACTTGTTAAGCCCTGACAGTTTCCTGGTAAAGAATTATCAGGATTTCAGTACCACTAATGATTGGAAAGTGGGCGACTGGGCACCTGCTGAGAATTCCTGGAGGCGCAGCAGCTATTATCCTTTTGCCATACAGATAGCTTGTGCATTAGCTCGCCCTGCCGAATATGCCAGCCTCAGGTTCAATACCAGAGACCAGATCCGTGATGTGTTGACCGGACAATTAGTGGATAAACAGACCAATACACGTGAATGGAATCACAAGCTGAGTGACAGCACAGATTTCCATGCTGGAACTAACGTGTGGGTCAGAGATTTCATTCTGTCACGCAACCAGCAACTGCAACACACCTGGTATGATTTCGTGGAAAACAGCCAGATCAATCTGGTGTACAAACTGGCTGGTTATACAGACAAACAGCAGCTGATATTGTTGGCAGATCAGGTCAGCCCACAGACCACCAACAACAGCATAATGATCCCTAATGAAAATTATCATGTGGTTTTCAGCAAGAGCAGTGTGATTGCCCGTGCCATCTACAGCGCAGTGACCATAGTACGGATAGGAGACACTTATAAGATATACGGATTCGATACCGTTAAGCCCTACTTCCTGCTGACTCCTGTGTTGGATACTAATAATTCCTACACCCTGACTGTGGGAACAGACAGCATACTGATCTACGAAAAATTCAGCACAAACGTCATCAGCATGCCTTATGGACAGATATTGGCCAACAAACAGGCTGTTGTGAACTTCCTCATGGGGTATGGACATTATCTTGCACAACAGGGATTCCAATTCGATGATATATTAGACGATCAACAGACTGTGAGTAATTGGACACTAGCTGTGAAAGAGTTCCTGTTCTGGAACCAACAGCACTGGGGTCAGGACGTGGTGATCAGTGTGACACCTGCTGGTGTATCCTTGAAATTCCACAGCGATTATGGTGCTGTGGAAACACTGAGCAATCGCAGCGATTATACCAGGCTGGTAGACAGCGATGGCAGGACGCTCAAGAGCAGCGACTATCGCATATACCGTGATGGCAACGATTTCCATATCCAGACCAGATCCCAGAACAAAGGCATACACCTGTTGGACCTGAGCGTGGTACAATATGAACATGCTTTGGTGCTGGACAACCGCACAGTTTTCAATGATGTGATATTTGATCCTGTCATGGGCAATCGCCAGAGCAGGATCAAGATACAAGGCAATAAGACACAGGATTGGAACGGCAGCCTTTATGCACCAGGATATCTGATAAATGTCAGGCCTGTGGAAAATTGGCAAAGTTACACTGATTATTATCGCGGCGACGTGACCTTCCACAAGAACCATTATTACACTGCCAAGAACTTCACACCTGGTGCTGGTAAATTCAACCACGGTCTATGGTATGAGATTTCAGGTGACCTGCTGCAACATCAGTTGATACCCAATCCAGCATACGATGCCAGCCAATTCCTGGGATTCTATGACGTGGACAAGCAGAATGTCAACGCATTGGCAGACATGTATGGCAGGCATGCCACTGGTTTCAGCAAGAGAAGATATCTCAATGCTCTGGGATTGGATGTGGTCAGCCAACACAAATTCTATCTGGGCATGCTGAAACAGAAAGGCAGCCAGGCAGTGGTGCAGGCATTCATCCGCGCACAGAATGAGAGCCTGGATACTAGTATAGAGATCCAGGAATTGTTTGCAGTACGCCTGGACAGATTCGGTAATACACAACAACAACAACTGTTCGAACTGGATCTGGCAGGAATCAGCAGCATCAATAACCAGTATGCTCTGGCTTTCCAAGATGCCACTGATCAAGATCTGCCAGGAGCCAACAATTATCGTCAAACTGATCTGATACAATGTCCATATGAATATGACAAGAATATATTTGCAGGTGTTGCCAAACCACAGATATTAGGTGATACAGGGCCGGTGCGTAGCAGTGAAGTCAGCGCCACAGTATTCAACATACAGAAGATAGATCAGATAGACAGTATCAACAGCTTATTGGGTGAAGGAAGCCTGGTATGGGTGGCTAACGACAATGCTGGTCAATGGGCCACCTATCGTGTCACTCTCACTGATCGCATCTATGTGACAAACTGTTCCCAGACTGCACCTAACGAACTGACATTCACCACAGATATTGCCCATGGATTCCAGGTATTAGATGTGATCATGTTGCACAGTACTGTGTTGAATAACACCAATAACCAGGTGGATCTGGCAGGATTCTACACCATTAAAGCAGTGGCAGGGGCATACTTCACAGTAAACGTCAAGAACAACATCAGCATAGGAACACAGACCATCCGTTCACTGGTGTATAAACTGGTAAATGTCAGATTCACCGATAAATTTAGTTTCGGAGATTTCCAACCAGCCCGTGGTTGGAAGAATGGAGACATAGTTTACATCGATCATGATCCTAAAGATTACAGCGTGTTACAGAACACAGACAGCTGGCAATTCGACAAGATGATCAGTCCCATATACACCCACCCGGTGGACCGTTACGGTGAGCGGGTGGTGATCAACAGCAGACAAAATTACAGCGTGGTCAACAGTCCGGGCAGAGGTTCAACAGGTGCAGTTTATCTGTACACATTGGATACCAGTAACAACTGGAACCAGACATCCAGGCTCAATCCTGCAAATGCAGCCATAAGTGATTTCGGTAAAGAAATCAGTATCAGTGATCAAGATCGGGTGTGCATCTCAGGCACTTGTGCTGGCCGGGGAATAGTACACGTGGCTGAAATCGTGGATCGTGAAATCAGCATCAAACAGATAATCTATTATGCATTCACTGATGGTGATATGGCTGGTATGACTGTCAGCAAGGATGGCAATTGGCTGTATGTGACAGATAGCGTCAATGGGCAGCTTTACAGCTTCCGTTACACCACTGTGATATCTGGTAGCGTCAGTTATACAGGTGATAGCACCAGCCAGGAATATGCTTTCCCCAGTGCTGCACAGACAAAACTGTTGCAAGCCAATGATGTTACTGTGATGATAGATCAGGTAGTGCAGATACCCAACCTGGATTATACACTAAGTCCCAATCCAGACAACATCTTTTTCACAGTAGCTCCAGATCTTGACAGTGTGATAACCATCCATTATAGAGATTACTATAAACTGGTGGGAGCATACGAGGGTACCAACAGTAGTGATTGGGGATCGAGCATCAGCACAGATGCCACAGGTAGGCGTATAGCTGTGGGACACAAGAGTTATGGTGGCTATGGAACAGTAGAGATACTGGAACGTGAGGTCAGAATAGTAAAAGCTACTGCATCACAGACCAAATTCCACATAGATGTCCTGGGCCAAAACAATACTAATACCATATCCACTGGCGAACCCTATTACATGGATCCTGTTATAACAGTGGATCAGCAGATAAGAACAGATTATATGCTGGGCAGGCAAAGTTTAGTCATACAGAGGATCATAGAGATCGACGGGCAAGCAGTATTGACCGTATTGGATCATGGCATGGCAGATCAGGATCAAGTACAGATCAGTGGTCCAGTGCCTGCAAATTTTGTCAACAACACTGCATACTATGTGCAATATGTGGACAAGGACACCTTGAAATTGTGTACTGATCGTGACATCAGCAATGTGGTGTTGTACACTGATCCCAATCCCTATAATTTCAACAGTTGCAACATCAGTTACCAGATAGTGGTACTGTCACAACCTGTGGATGCTGGTGCTCAGATAAGTGTTGAATACTCCAGGCTGATCAGTACAGCAAACGTATTGCCTGCTCTGGTGAATGATTCCTTGGAATTCGGTCAAGAAGTAAAATTAGACCAGACCGGTGCTGAATTGGTGGTGGGTGCTCCTGGATATCGCTATACCAACAACAGGAATGGCGCTATCTTCCGTTACCTGGATACACATCTCAAGTACAATCAGGTGACCAGCAATGTGGTATTACCGGTGATACCAGCCAACAGTTGTTTGTATATAAATGATCATCTGTTGAGATTTGCCACTGGCAGCACACAGGATATCCTGGATACCATAAACAATGCTGGTATACTGGGAATATCTGCTGCTCTGGTATCCAGCAAGATACAAATAATAGCAGCACCTCCAGCTATCATGCGCCTACGTAATGGATTGACAGATGTGTTGTCTCTGTTGGGCATGAGTTCCTGGAACCATAGCCAGCTTATACTGAGCCCGTTGACCCAGGACACAGAAAAATTCGGAGAAAGGATAACATTGAGTCCTGATGGGCAACTGCTGCTGGTGGGAACTAGCGTAAGTGACAACTATAAGATAACAACATTCGATAATGGTGCATTGACATTCGATAATCGCACATTAGTGGACCTCAAAGACAAGACCTATCGTAGTGGCACAGCCTATCTATATGAATTGCAGGGACCTGGCGACACTGACAGACCAGACAAATATGTGTACGCAAGCACATTGAGCCATAAAGATCTGTCCACACAGAGCAAATTTGGCACAGGTGTAGCTATCAGTGAAAATTGGTTAGCCATCGGCAGCCCCAGTGGCAATGTCAACGACCAACCACAGGGCACATTATACATCTACAAGAATCCCGTTGCTGAACGTGTATGGAAGACATTGCGACGCAAAGGTGCAGAATATGACAGCAGCCGTATCACGCATGCTTATCTTTATGATCGTAATACCCGTACCAAGATGCAAGATCTGATAGTGCTGGATCCTTTGCATAGCAAATTTGCTCCCACAGTGGCCAGCAAACTAAATTACATCAGTAATACCGATCCAGCAGTTTATACCAATGCGCCCAACAGACTGACTTTTAATACAGATCAAAGAAGCAGTTGGGGATACCAACAAGTGGGACAAACTTGGTGGGATACCAATAACATCAAATTGATGGATCAGGATCAGGGTGACATCATCTTCAAACTGAATACCTGGAACAATGCTTTCCCCAACAGCAGCATCAGCATCTATCAGTGGATAGAATCTGATGTTCCGCCACTGGAATTTTCCACAGCCAATGGTAAAACCAAGCCCTTGTATGTACAGACAGATGTGTACAGTACCCGCACCATCGTGGACAATATCACTGGTGCAGCACAGGTGCGTTATTATTTCTGGGTGAGAAATAGCAATCTCAACGACGTCAGCACCATAGAGATGGAACAGATATTAGCCAGTCCCAGACAGCAGGATCAGGCGTATATCAGTGTGCTTGACACAAACTTGTTGGGATTATATAATTGCCAGGGCCTGATAGGTTCAGACACCAGCCTGATATTACGCACAAGTGAGTCAGATACAAGTGTCACTCACAGTGAATGGGCGGTGTTCGACGATGGCAGCGATCTGGGAACTAACCAAGAAATCTATGACAAGATACGCCACAGCCTATCTGGGCAGGACGATCAGGACAGGCCTGTGCCTGACACCAGATTGCCGGAAAAACAACGATACGGCACCAGTGTGAGACCCAGGCAGACAGTGTTTGGTGATCTATACCAGGCACGCCAGAGTTATTTCTTACAACTGAATGAATTCTGTAAGAATGTCTGCATCACGTTGATCAGGCCCAGCTTCTTGGCTGCTCTGGGTCGCCATGATCCAGTGCCAGACAGCAGCCATTATGTCACAAGCGTCCAGGATCTGACAGAATTGGGTTACCTGGATCAGAGATTATACACCTTGGGTGCCAAGGTACTTGTAAGCCAAGATTCAGATGTGTCTGGTGGATGGAGCATCAGGGAACTGAGAAAAGATCCACAGAATAAATTTTATTGGTACCTGGTGAGAGTACAGACCTATGATGTCAGGAAGTATTGGACCAGTACTGATTGGTATAGTCCTGAATATACACAGGATACCAAGACCAATTACAACATCGATAATGAAGGTGAGATCAACAACCTACCATTGGCATTAGGGGATGTCATATACATCCGTAATAGTGATGCTGGTGGTTGGAAGATGTGCCTGGTAACTGGCAACGGTCTGACATTGTTGGCTCAACAAGGTGCCACTGTGTCATTCAGCGACAACCTATGGGATAACAGCCAGAATGGTCTGGGCCTGGACGGCAGCAGTTTGGACAGCACCAGTTATGGCAAAGATTGCAATAAAGAAGTAAGCGTGATATTCCAAGCTGTGATAGAACATCTGATGACCCAGGAATTCCGTACTGATCTCAAATCCATCATGCGTAGCCTGATGAACCTGCAACTGAGCCAGACCCTGGATGCAGATTGGGTCATGAAAACCAGCCTGGTGGACATGTATCAGAGAGTGAGAAAACTGGATCAACTTCCAGTGTTCCTGCCAGATATACAGGACAGCATAAGCGAGTTCTTCCAGGAGATCAAACCTTTCCATGTGTATCTGAAAAAATATGTGGCCAGATACGACAACATGCAAAATCCAGACGTGGCTCAACTGGACATAACGGATTTTGATCTGCAGCCTTATTACAATATAGATGCCAGCAGGTATCGTAGTCCACAACTTAACAACCAGATAGATCAGGTAGCATTGGCCCGTACAGTGTATGCACCTTGGCTCAATAACCATGCTTATGGTGCAGAGCGTGTTCGTATGATACACACTGGAACAGGATATATTGCCAGCACAGTGAGCGTCAAGATATATGGCAATGGTACTGGTGCCAAGGCCAAAGCAACCGTGGTTAACGGTGTGATCACTAAGATCACAGTGACCGATCCTGGTAAAGGATATACACAAGCATCAGTGACCATCACTGGCATAAATGACACGCCTGCTGTTGCTGCGGTACACCTGGGATTGGGCCTGGCCAGGAACATCAAGACCCAGCTGAAATTCGACAGATATACCTACAGCAATCAGGTACAAGATTGGAAACCTGATACCAGTTACAAATTGGATCAGGTGGTGAGTTACATCGATCCAGCATTCAGGTGTGTGGTGGACCATGTCAGCAACAACCGGTTCAACATGCTGAACTTCAGACTGATGATAATAAGGATATGGACACCTGACACCAGTTACAACAAGGAAGATGTGGTGATCTATCGTGACAGCCTGTGGGATCATACTGGACCAGTGGCCTATGTGGTTACTGAAAGTTTTGTCAGTGGCAACGATTTCGATGCTGCTAAATTGAGACCTTATGCAGGCAATTGGTTGGACAATGCTGCTGACCGTATCTGGAGTTATTACCAGACTGGTCCAGGCAAAGCTGGTCGTGATCTCAGCCAACTGATGGCCGGTATCAAGCATGCTGGTGTGCAAGTGATAGGACCAGGATTCGATCAGGCAAGCGGATATGACCAGCCAGCTTATGATCAGGCTCCATATGATCCTGTATATCGTGATGAACTGGGATTGGATATCATACGTGGTCCACAAGCCATAGATACCATCTATACCAGCCAATTCACAGACCAGATGCTGGGTATCAGGCCAGAAGATATCATCACTGAAGGCGGCCAATTCGTGGATGCCAATAATGTGCCAGCACCTGAAGAATTGTTGCCAGGCAGATTGATGGATACACTGGACATAACAGTGACTACCAGCGCCACATATATGCTCACACATTATATCAATCCTGAGATACGCCAGGTGGCGTATGTGTCAGATGGTATCCAACAAGTTTACAGTTGGAGCGATGTTTCACTGCCTCAGGCAGGCAGCGAGTTTGTCTGGGTGGCGGTGGAAAAATATGGACCACTTGACCTGGATCTGGATTACACATTGGATCTGTCAGGAAAGAATGTCATATTGACTAATCCAGCAGTTGCTGGCCTTACTCTGCAGATCAATATCTGGGGTAGCACGGGATTTGCACAGAGCAGCAATGCCAGATATATCAGTGACGGCGTCACCAGGACATTCCTGCTGCCAGATGTCAGCCTGGTCGATTGCAAACAGGTGTATGTGCGCATACAACAAGATCATTATACTGACTTTACCCTGAGTAAGACTGATAATGGTGTGTTGGTCACATTGGCACATAAGCCCAAGCTGAATGATGAGATATCATTGCACAGCTATGGTTATGATAACGGACTGCGTAGCTATGCTCGTATAAACGAATACACTTATTCCACATCAGCAGGCGCTCCAGTCAATTACAACCTGGTATTGGCTGATCCGGTATTGCAGGAAGAACCAGCCATAGTACATACCATCGTGAGAGTAAACAACACCTATCTGACACCCAGCAGCCAGGCTTATTATACTGCCAATGGCATGACCAGCAAATTCAGTCTCAGCCAGCTTAGATATGTTTCCAATCTCAATCTGATACGGGACAGCGACATTGTCGTGGTAGTAGATGGTATTACCATGAAGAATCGCATAGAATATCAGGTAGTACGTGTGGCAGGCCAATGGCCCCAGATACAATTCAATGTGACTCCGTTACCAGGTAGCCAGATCATAATCAGTGACAGCAGTTACAGCGATTATCGCATACACAGCACCAACTCAGTGACTATCGATCCCAGCTTGGGATTACATGACACTGATCGTGTGCATGTGTTAACACTGACAAACCACGACATGATAGATCTCAAGACCTGGGTGTACACTGGAAATAACATGGGCACATATGTCAATGTTAACGCAGGGTTCGATGGCGATATCCTGGATGACAGTCCTTTCGATAACGAGTTATCCCAGATCAGGACCGACTTGCCATTCGTGTTGCCTGTGGATATAGAAGATCCAGGTGCAGTGATGATAACCATCAACGGCATGTTACAAATGCCATATCTGGATTATCGCCTGATAGGCAAGAACAGGATCATATTCGATCAATATATTGCTGATGCTGACATCATCGTGGTTAGAGCATTCGGCAGTGCCAACCGCAACCGTTGGAGCAAGTTCAGGATATTCAAGGATCTCACTGATACCACCACATACCAGGTGATCAAACAGGACCATATGACCTATCTCACACAAGATCTGTATCAGGCGGATGAGTGGATATATGTGGCAGATCTCAGCAGGTTGGCAGACAGTGATCCCAGTGTGAACAAACCTGGTGTGGTGTTTGTCAACGGTGAACGCATAACATATGGAGTCAAGGATCTGGCCAACAGCCGCTTGGGATTACTCAGAAGGGGCACGGCTGGAACTGGAGCAGCAGATAGGCATGACACTTTCAGCATACTTCAAGATGCCAGCGACATGATGAACATACCACAGAGCACAGAGACAGAATTATTGACTGAAGGCATAGATGCCACATGGTTGGGATTGACATTGGGATCATTTGCTGCTGTGAATGTTGTTGCTGGAACCAGCATGCTTGCACCGCGTACTGAGATAACTGGCAGCATCAGGATAGATGGGCAGGACATAAGCATAGGCTATCTCACAACCAATATCACAGCTAATCGCAGCAAGATAACCAATGCCATAAATGCTGTCAGCAGCATCACCGGGGTCACAGCCATAGACAGTGGCAGTGATACCACTGGCATCAAACTGAGTGATCTGATAGGCCAGGATATAGTTGTGGATATAAGTGGTGGATTTACTGACAGCAACGGTGCTGATCTGGGATATACTGGTCTCCAGCAAGGTACCAGTCCACTCAGTGCAATTACCGTTGTGCCTGGTAGTGCCATGACTGCACCCTCGGCCAGTACCAGCACCCAGATCTTGATAAATGGCACCATAGTCAACCTGTTGTTGACAACAAATACTGCCACTAATAGATCAAGGATAGTCACATCCATAAATGCACTCACTGCCTTCACTGGCGTGATTGCTGCTGATACGGGTAATGATGCCACAGGAATCACATTGACTGGCACACCAGGTTTCAGCATCTTTACACAGCTGATAGATGTGGTGATAACTAACAAGGCCGGACAGTTGGTCACTGTAGCCAATGGGCAGAAATTGAGACAAGGTCATCTATGGATCAAACCTGGTCAGACACTGCATGAATCGGACAGTATACAAGCCAGATATATCAGGAGCGCATAATGGATTCGCAGCAGGAATCACAGATAAATAATACACCACAACAACAGAATGTTGTTGAAGATCTGCCAGAAGAATCCAGTGGCATCCTGTTACAAGGGTTCCTCAAGATAACTGATGGTGAATCAGGACAAATATTACTGGAAACCCGCGCATGAACCACTTGCCACTGCAAATAACCGGCGACGTTAAGATCTGGAGTCCCACAGATGGCACCATTTTTTATCACGATCACAATGCCATACATTATGAAAACTTCAGTCTGGCCATTGCCCAAAGCCTCGTGAATGGCGGGCAAGGTTTTGTCAGTGAGATGGTATTTGGAAATGGTGGTACCAGTATAGACAACACTGGCGTGATAACATATCTGCCCACCAACACCAAAGGCAGCAACAGCAGCTTGTATAACCAGACTTATAAAAAGATCGTTAACCAATACCAGAGCAGTAATACTGATGCCACACGCAACAACATACAGGTGAGACATACTCCTGGGCAAGTGTACACTGATCTGTTCATCAGTTGTGTGTTGGATTACGGTGAGCCCAGTGATCAGTTGGCTTTCGACAACAGTTATCTGGTAAATGACACTTATGTTTTTGATGAGATGGGCATAAAAAGCTATGCTGGCACCACCACTGATGATTACGGCATCACAGCCAATCCAGGTATGCTATTAACACATGTGATATTCCATCCCATACAGAAGAGCCTCAACAGGCAGATACAAGTGGATTATACCATCAGGATCCAGAGCTTGACCAACTTGGGTGTTTCAGCATGACCTATTATATCAAACGTAGCAACACAGATCCACTCGTGAACATAGCTGACGGCACACTAGATGAGAAAAGCACCAGCCTGGTATTAGTGGGAAAGAATTATCCAGCTTATGGTGAGATATTCGATCAGAACCTGGTATACCTGTTGGAAAATTTCGCACATACCAGTGCTCCTAACTATCCTGTACAAGGGCAGCTATGGTATGATCTCAACAGCCAGAACATAAAAGTTTACAGGGTAACACCCACGCAGGCTTATTGGCAATCGCTCACTGGCATGATCCAATCAGACAATAAACCTTTGCTGGTAAACAATGGCGATCTATGGTGGGATACCAACAATCTACAGTTGAGCGTATACTACAATAACGCTTTCACAGTGATCGGTCCTATCTTGAGCAATCCTGGGCAACTACGTGCCGAAGCCAAGGAATTTGATCTGCAAGTACAGGGCACCACGGTGCTTAAAACCAATTACCAGGGCCAGATCAATTTTCCATACAATGCTTGTGTGTGTGCCAATTATCGTGTGAACACATTTGGTACCGGATATTTTTCAGGATCAGGAATCGATGTGCCCAGCACATATGATGCAGTCTATGTGCCTGTGAATAATGGTGGATATTGGCTCAGCACTCCTGGTGGCGGGGTGTTCCAATGCCCTGTGGACGGCACATATGAGGTGCATGGATATGTCCAGACACTGGGCGGCGCCACAGGTTATGATCGACACCGGGTAATGTGGTGGCAGAACCAGGATTATACTGGTCTCATCGCAGAGAACAAACATTCCACAAGCACCCAACAACAACTGAGCATCAGGGGATTCCTCAACTGTTTTGCTGGCGATGTATTGCAATTCATGATCAGTGCCAGTAGCAATGCTCATATAAATGACAGCAACAGTGGATTTAGCATCAGGCTCGTGGGCTAACAGCCGATAAATACTCTGAGGCAAGAACATGACCTATAGCGTTAATCTCACTGACGGAACACCATTAGTAACAGTAACTGACGGTACATTGAACACAACCTACAGTACCACGCTGGTAGGCAAAGGTTATGCTGATTATGCCACTGTTTTTGCTGGAAACAGCATACGTCAGCTGGAAAATTATGCCAACACGATCCCACCCCAAAATCCTTTAGTGGGGCAACTTTGGTTTAGTAAAACTAAGCAAACATTGTACGTCTGGACTAGTAACGGCGGTGCTAATGGCAAGCCGGGATTCGTGATAGTTGGCCAGAATAGCACCAATACCAATCTGGTTACTGATGCCATGACTGCTAACAGTGCAGTGATAGCAAACTTGTCAGTGATCAATCTCAGTGCTGTGAATGCAGTGATCAAGAATCTGATCGTAACAGACAGCTTCATCTATAACAAAGCTCAGATAGGTAATGTCATTGCTAATAACAGCACCAGTGGAAATTATACTGGTCCCATAGGACTAACTGCCCCTAATACTGGTGCATTTACCAGTGTCACTGCCACAAGCATAAAATCACCTGACATATCAGGTTATTTCAATGGCGTCATAGGTAATCGTGTGCCAAATGTAGCTGCCTTTACACAAGTCACAGCTGTCAGAGTCACAGCACAGGACTTTTTTGGTAATATCACTGGTCCTATTAACCAAAGTGGATTGCGTTATCCTGGCAGCTTTACCAGTCTAGTGGCTGATAATTTCCAAGTCAATAATAATTTTGGTGCTAATGTGCTTAGTGCCAGCAAAGGCATCAATGGACTGATCCTTACCAATAACCAGCCTTACATAAACAGCCTGGGCACATTGACATCATTGGATGTCACAGGTGCTATCACGGCAGGCAATGTCACTGCTGCTATCCTTAACGGCGTATTGGGGCCAGGACCACAACCTAACATAACCAGTTTAGGTAACCTGAGCAGCATCACTGTAACTGGTACTGCCACTGTGGGTACGTTGGTCACAGGTACACTACAGACACAAGCAATATCAGGAAACATCCTGACCCCAGCACAACCAAACATCACCAGCCTGGGTACACTCACTGGGCTAGCTGTAACTAGCACCATCTCAGGTAATATCAACGGTAGCGCCAACAGCAGCATCTATAGCCAACAGGCCATACAAGCCAGGTTTGTCACTGACCCTGTCCAATATCTCATCACGGCTTTGCCTAACATGCAACTGCTCACAGTGAGAGGCAATGTGGATCTGGGTCTAGCTAACACCATAAGCGTGGGTGGCGGATCACCAGGTGCTGTATTGGGCCTGGGCAACAACAACAAATTAGCCTGGTTGACACCAGCAGTATTGCCTGATCAGACTAACAAAGCCAACAAAGTATTAGGTACCAACGGTACCATCGCTCAGTGGATAGATGCTCCAGTTGCTGCTAGTGTTGTCAATGGAATCAATACTGTGCCATATACCACAGCAGTGGAGTTCCCCTCAGGTGAAGCAGCATATACCGCACATACTGTGCTGACCATAACCGATCCATTTGATTTTTACAGTGCCACCATATGGATGCAATTCACCGAGATCACCACCAATGAGAATTATAGCGGTCTAGTAACCATCAATGATGCTGGCAGCAACAAATACAGGGTGGTTAATTCCGGATTCTCTGGTGGCGATAAGAATTTCTTGCAGATAAGCGGCCAGGATAGCCTGGTTAGCCCCCTGCAAGTGAAAGCTGGTGCATCTGGTCCCATAGAGATCAAATTATGGAATATCGACGTGCTTTATGCAAAGACACGCAGTACCTTGGTAGTAAACCTGGTAAACTGGCATTGGGTCACTCGCATTAATGCATATAGCCAGATAAACTGATAAATAGATAGTCGTTGATAGACTTCGGTCAGCCAGCCGATGACCTAGAACGTCGCAACAGGAGAATAAAATGGCAAAATTTAAGATTCAGAAATCAGCAACAGTGAACCTGTATGCTGATGCGCTAAACGTAATCGGTGGCACAGGTGGTCTCGCAACCATCACTGGTAGCCAGATCCAAGCTCAAGTCAATGTGGTACAGAATGGCACACAAGCTAACGGCAGCTTGCTACGTGCTCGTGGCCGCAGCAAGTTTTTAGTTGCTGATACAACTAATACCATCCAAGATGAGGCTTTGACTAATGGCAACGCCTATGTGGTCAAAACCGTAGGTACTACTGATTGGGCAGCACTTGGTGGCCCTAAAGATGCAGTTGCTGGTGATATCTTCACTTGCATCGCACAGAACAGTGCATTGACTACAACTGGCAGTGCTTATGGTGCACAGGTTTGCAAGCTGGTCAACAAGTTGCCCCAAGAATTGTCACCTGGTGAAATGAGCATCACCATGGACAAGGCCGTTCTGCTTAGTGCTAATCTCAAGCAAAATGGTAGCCCTGCTACCAGTGCTTATGTCACTTATGCAGTGGGTAACGTAGCTGGTGTCATCAGTGGTCCAGTTACCACATCAGATCCTGAAATACAGGTCATCAATAACACTGGTTTGAATGGCAACGTGGTTGTCACGAACGTGACTATTGCCAATGGACTAGCTAATGCCAGCATCAGCTTCAGTAGCCAAGCTGTGTCAAACAGCACTCGTGACATGTTTGTAACAGCATATGTCGCTCGTTTGGACAACAAGTTTGCTCGTGATTTTGCAGGCAACAAATATGCTTACACCTTCAGCAATCCTACTGCTACTACAGTAAGACTGCCACAGGCTTAAACAAACAGATAGCGGCTCCGGCCGCTATTTTTCTGAGTTTTTTCCATCAGATAAATAATCTAGCCGGAACACACAATGGACAGTATCAGAAGATTTAGTGGAAATTATGACATCTACAGCAATACCGTGACCATACACGGTAATTTCAATGTGCTGGGAAATACAAGCATCACCAATAACAAGTTGGATATCTACAGTGGATTGACTACCATCCATGGTAACCTGTTGGTATTGGGAAATACTGTGAGTGTGACCACTACCAACAGCACATCCGGAAACTTGTTCATGACATTGAACAGCGGAGAAACCGGTGCAGGTATCACACAGAGTAACAGTGGCATCATAATCAGCCGCGGAACCAGTGCCAATGCCATATGGCAATATAGTGAAGTAAGCAGCAGATTCGAAGGACTCTTGGGAAGTAACCTCAGTGCCATCAGGGCAGCAACACCTGTCAATAGTGACGATGTAGTGACCAAAGGATATCTGCAGAGCTTGCCGTCATCACAACCTGGTGGTTCAGCCCAGAGCGTACAATACAGCAACGGCACCAGTTTCCTGGGCGACAGTGTGCTGAAATATAATGCGGGATCTGGTATCTTCTTTGTGGGAAATCTGCGTTTAACCACCAACAGCATCACTAATTTCACAGGCCCGCTCCAAGTTGGCAGTCCTGTACAGATGTCTTACTCAGCCCAGCCAGCAAGTGCCAGTGGTAAAGTCACATTGTATGCTAATGCTCCAGGCAGCGGCGGCACAGGCCTATACTTCGTAAATACCAGCACACAAGATGAATTGATAAGCAAGAGTAAAGCCACTGTTTTGGCTTTGATTTTTAGTTAGGAACAAACATGGCCATAGTCAATAACACACTAACCACCAGTCCCACTGCCATCTATACCAGCACTGGGCAGACTGTGGTGACACTTATGTATTTTTGTAACACTGATAGTGTTAACCACACCATCAATATGTATCTGGTGCCCAATGGTGGTAGTCCAGACAATACTACCATCGTATACAAAAATTACAGCATAAGCACCAGCGATACACTGGTGGTAGACAAAGAAAAAATCATCCTAAGCAACGGCGATGCAGTTTATGCCAGTGCCAATGCCAACAGCGTGATCAATAGCACAGTGGGGTATATTGGACTCTAATGGCCAGATATCTTAAAAACGATCAGATCAAGACCGGAAGTACAGCCATACAGTTACCTGTGGGTAATACTGCCAGTAGACCAGTTGCACCTGTGAATGGTCAGATCAGATTCAATTCAGATACTGAGCGTTTCGAGATCTATTACAATTCCTGGTTGGTTTTGGCTATCACTGGCCAGGTATCCATCACCAAGGACACATTTACTGGTAACGGATCACAGACACAGTATACATTGAGCCAGATTCCTGTAAGCAGCCGCAGCGTCCTGGTATTCGTGGGTAACGTGCATCAGAATCCAGATGATGCTTTCACATTAAGCAATGCCACTATAACTTTCCTTAATCCACCACCTGCTGGGCAAACTGTAGTGATATTCCATAACTTTGCCAGCACAGATGCTTATGTATCCTGAGCATTGTTAAATACCTTATCAAGGTGAGATAGATGGCAATTCTGGGTAAAGTAGCTGGTTCCATGCTCCGGGACAACCTGATCCGCAATGGTGTGGATCTGGTTATCGACAGCAATCTGGCATATTTCGATGTCAGTAATCGCAGGCTGGGCATCAACACTGTCATGCCCAGATTTGATCTGGATGTGCGTGGCATCATCAATGCCAACACCATCGTAGCCACCACGAGCCTGGTTGCGCCCAATGGCAACAACACATATCCACCCACAGCAGTAAGCGGCCAGATCAGATTCAACACTGTCAGCAGTAGCCTGGAAGTATACACTGGATCTGCATGGCAAGCAGTGGGCAGCGGCACCAGTGGCGGTACCATCAGTAACAGTTATGTGACCAGCGATGTGTTCACAGGTGATAATGTCACTGGTAATTTTTATCTCACACAGAATAGCAACACACAGGGCACATTGGTGCATGTTAACGGTGTGGCACAGATACCAGGGCGCAGTTACACAGTCAGCGGCAACGTGTTGAGTTTCCAGAGTGAGGTACCACTTGATACTGATATCGTGGAAGCACGGGTGTTTGGTGTCAGTTCTGTTGTCACGGAAATCGTCAATAATAGTATCCATGTGCAAGCAGTCTACGATAATCAGGGCCAAGGCCAGATTAATCTGATCCTGGCAAATAATACACCTGTCATGCAGATAACTGCCAATACCACACTGATCAATAACTCCATATTATATGACGGAGCACCAACCACTGTGGGAACCAGTATCGTAACATTGGACAGCTTTGATCATGTCCAATACAGGACAGCCAAATATGTGATATCTGCATTTACCGCATCTAATTCGCATTCCATGGAAGTATTGCTGACACATAACGGCATAATCAGTAACCTGGTGGTATATAGTGAAGTGATAGCAGGCGGATCACTACTCTCACTGAGCACTGATTTGTTAGCTGATCTGGTATCGCTGTATGCTGTGAGTACCACAGCAAATACCCATGTTCGGGCAGGCATCACTTATATCACCGTCTGATAAATATCAGCTGCGGAGTAATCATGAGCTATACACTCACCCCTAACAACGGACAGAACCCCATAGTAGTGCTAGATGGTAAACTAGACAACAGCACTAACCTGACATTCGTGGGCAGGAACATACAGAATTACGGTGGATTGATCGATCAGAATTTCCTGTCGTTATTGGAAAATTTTGCCAACAGCACCGCACCTGTGAGACCCATAACTGGTCAATTATGGTACAACACTACCACCAACCAGTTGAATGTTTATAATGGACAGCGTTTCAAGAATGTGACCAGCTGTTACACCAGTAGCATCAGTCCACTTGCTCCCAATGTGGGGGACATGTGGTTAGACACTGGAAACCTGGGTAATCCACAGGTTCGTATCTGGATAGGAGCTACCTGGTTCACAGTGGGCAGCGGTGGTGCCAATGGCACTAATGCTGAGACCATCAGAGACGTAATGGGTTCCAACCATCATGTGTTGAGTTTCAACATCGATAACACCAGATATGCCATACTCAGTGCTGACCAGGAATTCATTCCACAGAACAGCATAGGTGGGTTCAGCAGGATCGCACCAGGACTCAACCTGGTCAATCAAAATTTTGTCACAAATAACCGTCTCACAGGACAGGTAAGCGATAGTTTCAGGCTGGGTGGATTATACAGCAACAACTACATGCGTACTGATATCAACACTGGCACCAGAGGCAGCCTCAGTGTCACAAATAACCTGGGCATCAACATGGGTGCTTTCAACCAGGTACGTATGAACATGCAAAGCAATAACCTGGTGATCAGCAACAGCATCAACAATGCCAACATCAGTATCATAACCAGGGATAGCGGAGCCAACTACACCAGTTTCAGTGCCCAGGGAGCCAACATCAACATGCCTGGCCGTGTCACCATAGGACAAAATTTCCGTGACACGGCAGCATTGAGCGTGTTCCAGGATTTCGGTGCCAATGGTCCAGGATACAGTTTCAGTGTTTTCGATACTGTCAACAGCTTGTTTATCACTCCCAGGCTGGAACAATATGAATACTTTTATGCCACGCAGGACGGTGATGCTGCTTTCTTCCTGGGCAATCTGAATATAGGTTTAGAAAACAGTTTAATTATCGGTAAACAAAATTCAGCCCATATAAGATTTGATAATTCCACTGGTGGCATGCAGTTGGCTACCAACCTGGGCGAACAAGTTACTATAAATTATGATGGCAAGGTGGGTATCAATACCACCCAGCCGGTGAATAAATTAACCATCCAGTCAGCTAACGTGGCTGGATTAGCCATCGCACAGAATTGGAACAACCCCTGGATATATGGTGCTGGTCAAGGTACAGCAGCAGTTGGTGTGCGATTCAGTCGCAGCAATGATGACAGTGGTGCCACTGGCACCATGGCTGATATCTATGCTGGTAACGAGGATGAACTTGGTAATTATTATGGTTATCTGGCCTTTGCCACACGCAGTGGACCATCTGAAAATGACATGTATCAGGCAGCTAAAATAGACAGCGATGGTAATTTCGTAGTAGGCTCTAGCAACAAATTTGCACCTGTGATCCAATCAGTGCAGGTGGAAGCACCTAACCAACAGCTATTCTTGAGACATAGCCGAGCAAATGTGGGTGCATATTGGGGTGTGGGTCCTTATAACACCTACAGCAACTTCAGTATCTTGAACAATGCCAACCTGGGCGTGTATATCAGCAACGGACAAACCAGTTGGACCGCAAACAGCGATGAACGCATCAAGGCAGATCTGTTACCCATCACAGATGCCACTGAAAAAGTGGCTGGATTACGAGCCATGACCGGCAGATACACCCAGGATGAACCAGGTATCAGCCGCAGTTTCCTCATAGCACAGGATGTGTTGAAGGTATTTCCACAAGCCGTCACAGTGCCAGCTGATCCTGCAGAACCACTGGGTCTCAGCTACACAGATGTGATTCCGCTGTTGGTTGCAGCCATCCAAGAGCTGCAAGCCCAAGTAGATCAATTGAAATCCCAGCAATAACAATAAGACCTATGGCTGCGACATCTAATAAATAATGGATAATTTATCCAAGGAAATATCTTATGGCGACCACTGGTATCACTATTTTACAACAGTATGGGTTGAATACTATAGATCTTTCAACATATGTTGGCAAACAAAGACAGATAGTAGTGAATACCGACGACTGGACTTTATATGTGATGGATGGTGCCACACCTGGTGGTATCAGATCAGGAGGTGTGTCAAATGTAAATGTCGTAAGCAACAACACTGGGTTGGAATTCACTGGTGGGCCTATCTTCACAGGCGGCACCATCACCATGGATGGGATACTCAAAGGTATTAAAGGTGGTACTGGTCTGGTTGCTCCAGATAATCCTCTCAAGAGAGGATGGGTATTAGGCACAGACGGCAAGGGTGGATATGAATATTACTTGTTGGAAGGCCGTGGTGGAATACAGGTAAACTATCCCACATCAGCCGTATCTGCACAAGGTAATCCCATCTTCCAGATCGTGGGCAGCGGTAGCACCCCATCTGTAACTTCATTTAGCGGTGGTCTGACAGGTCTATTACCAAGCACTCCTACAGACGGTCCAGTAGTATTAAGCGGTATCCTTAACATCGTGAACGGTGGTACTGGAACAAATAATCCCAACCTGTCCACTGCTGACAATCTCATAACTGTCACAGGTAATTGGCCCAATAACAAGATAGCTTTCACTGGCATATTACCAGTGAGCCAGGGTGGTACTGGTACGAATAATCCCAATCTGGTATCTGACAGCACATTCCTTCGTGTCACCGGAGCATATCCCAATCAGCATCTGGATGTGGACATATTGGATGTGGCTCACGGTGGTACAGGCACTAGCAATCCAGGCCTGATCCAAGGTGCTGGCATCAGTATTACTGGAACTTGGCCCAACCAGACTATCACTGCAACTGGCGGGACTGGTGGTGGGACTGGTGGCTTGCCAGAAGATCCTTTGTCTGTACACCATGGTGGCACAGGAACAAGAGCACCTACTCTCTATGGTGGCAATCATATTAACATTAAAAATACACCATCTTGGCCTTTCCAAACTGTCAGTTTTGTAGGTAGCCTGCGCATCGATGAAGGTGGTACTGGACGGCTTTGGGCTCCTAAACCTGGTTATCATCTGGTAGCAGATGCCAATGGCAATTTTGTGCCAAAGCGTACCTCAGTAAAGCCAACGGGCGGTCTCAGGCGAACCCTAGTGACAACCACTGATCCAGACACTGGTGAAGAAATAACAGATGAACAGTGGGATCTAGATCCTGCCACAGCTGGCCAAGCATTGGGCTTGAGCATTGACGTCAGTGGTGAACAGACAGGTGTCACTTTCAGTGGCGGTCCTATCACTACGGCTGGTGTGATCAAGATGGCCGGAATATTACGCACTCCGCACGGCGGCACAGGTACTGCCGAACAACCCAGTCTGGGTGAAATGCTATTCGGTAGTGGATCAGGGCAATATACCCTGGGACGTTTGGTTGCTGGTACAGGAATCACATTACAAGATCTGGGATATGCGTCTGAGAACTTTGGCCTTGCTACTGTGGGATTCGATGAGAGCGACAGGACACCTCATCAGACCAGGTTGCTACAGATCAATTCCAGCGGTGGTGGTGGTGGCACGTTCAGTGCTGCTGACACAGGATTGACTCCAGCTGATCCCACACCTAATGCTGTATTGGGCGGGATATTAAAATATAATCACGGTGGCACAGGCATGGACACATATGCCAGGGGTGATATCCTCTATGCCGACCGCAATAACAATGTCAGCAGATTAGGCATAGGTCCCGAAGGTTGGATCCTATTAGTCAAGAGTGGTGTGCCCACCTGGTGGCAAGCTCCGCAAGACGGATTACGCGGTATACAAGGACCGCCTGGTCCCACAGGCCCTAACAATGGTGTGACTGGACCCAAAGGTGATACTGGCAATCCTGGTGCAACTGGTGCCAAAGGTGATGTAGGTACTAGTGTGACAGGACCTGCTGGCGTCACAGGACCAGCTAGCACTGAAAAAGGACCCATGGGTCCCATAGGAAATACTGGTCCACAAGGTATCATTGGACCCACTGGTGCTGATAGTAATGTCACAGGTCCCACTGGTGATCTGGGACCAACAGGGCCTAGCGTCACAGGTCCCACAGGTTGGACCGGACCCACTGGTGTCACAGGTCCCACAGGTTGGACCGGACCTAAAGGTACTACAGGACAAGCAGGACCCACGGGTGAAAAAGGACCCACGGGTGTTACTGGTGCTACAGGCGATACTGGACCAACTGGTCCTAGCGTAACAGGCCCCACTGGTATCACTGGGCCTACAGGAACAACTGGTTCCACAGGTTGGACTGGACCTAGTGTCACAGGACCCACAGGTTTTGGACCCACAGGCGTGACCGGTCCCACTGGTCCTGGCTTGACTGGACCCAGTGTCACAGGACCCACGGGTCTTGGTGCTACTGGTCCCACTGGCACATTCGGACCTACTGGACCTGCTGGTGGACCCACGGGTCCACAGGGTGCTGCAGGTGTTACGGGACCTTCAGGTGGTCCTATCGGTCCACAAGGTCTTACTGGGCCTACTGGAGCTGGTGTCACTGGTGCTACTGGCGTCACAGGTTACACTGGTCCAACTGGTTACACAGGCCCAAGTGTCACAGGTCCCACAGGACTTGGTGCTACTGGTGTCACAGGTTACACTGGACCCACAGGCCCTGGCTTGACTGGACCCAGTGTCACAGGTCCCACAGGATTTGGTCCCACTGGTGTCACTGGCTTTACTGGACCCACTGGTGCAAGTTTAACAGGTTCTACTGGTCCCACAGGTTTCGGACCCACAGGTGTGACTGGAAGCACAGGTGCTACAGGTTGGACCGGACCTGGGTTAACAGGTCCCACAGGATTTGGTCCCACAGGCGTGACTGGTCCTTCTGGCCCTAGAGGTTTCACGGGTCCCACTGGACCCAGCGTGACAGGTGCTAGCGGTGCAGGATTTGTATTAACAAGTAATGACGTTATCAGTATGAATTCATCTAATATAGGTGGCACATACATAATAAACGTCAATCTCAATGTCAACCAGAGTGGATATGGACCAGGACAACTGATTCGTTTCACAAATCAAAACAATTTAACAGTATGGTTCGAAGGAACCATAACAGATTATAATGAAAATATCATAACACTGGTTCTTAACACCATCAATGGTGGTAACAACGGACCAGTCATCACAGCCGTAAGCGGTGTCTGGCGAGTTAGCCTCATAGGCAAGCAGGGTGTCACAGGTGCGTCAGGTCCCACAGGTTGGACCGGACCTAGTGTCACAGGTCCCACAGGTGTCACGGGTGCTAGTGGTGCGACAGGTCCAGCAGGTACTCCGGGCCCAGCAGGCGGTCCCACAGGTGCTACTGGTGTCACAGGACCCAGCGGTGTCACTGGACCATCAGGACCCACAGGTTGGACTGGCCCCACTGGTGTAACTGGTCCTTCAGGTACCACGGGAAGTATAGGACCCACTGGTATCGGATTGGGATTAACTAGTTCTACCACATTGACGATGAATACAAGCAGTATCGGTGTAGTGTTCACGATGGCTACCAATATACCAGACACCCAGAGTGCTTACAAGAGTGGCGCTCAGGTACGTGTGTCACTTGGTAGTGATGGCGGCATATGGTTTGAAGGTATAATAACAAACTTTGCTGGGTTCATCTTGAGTCTCAGCGTCACAAATGTCAATGCCAGTATCACTGGCAAAGGAAATATCTCAGACAAATGGACATTTGCGTTCATAGGTAAACCAGGTCCCACTGGACCATCTGGTGTCACAGGTCCATCAGGTCCTGCTGGAATAACAGGTGCCACTGGTCCTTCAGGTGGTCCGGTTGGTCCCACTGGTCCTTCAGGTGGTCCGGTTGGTCCCACTGGTCCTTCAGGTGGTCCTGTTGGACCCAGAGGTGCTACTGGTTCGTCAGGTCCCACAGGTGCTAGCGGCAATACAGGTGCAACTGGGCCATCGGGTGGGCCGATTGGTCCCACGGGTCCTAGCGGTTCAGGTGCCACGGGTGCAAGTGGTCCCACGGGTACAAGAGGTTTGGGATATTATCTCAAGAGCACCACTCAAAATATCGTTCAGCTAGGTTCCAAACTGTTCACAGTTTATGATCCAGCCGGTATCCCAGGCCAGACAACTTCAGGTGCTTACGTTGTCGGCAGCCGTGTCAGATTGACTGATACTACTGATAAGACCAGCTTCGTGGAAGGCCAATTGGTAGCCACTGGCGTGTTGTCAGGAGGTAGTAACTTCCGTGTACAAGTAGACGCTATCGGTAATACACCAGATGCAGTAGTAAGCAGTTGGGAAGTCAGTCTGATAGGTCAACCTGGCCCCACGGGATCAACCGGACCCAGCGGCGGTCCCGTAGGTCCGATTGGAGCTAGTGGTCCAACTGGGCCTTCAGGGTCAACTGGGCCAAGCGGAATAGCAGTGACTGGTGCTTCAGGTCCCACTGGCGTATCAGGTCCCACAGGTCCGTCAGGTGCTACTGGGCCAAGCGGTCCCAGAGTAACTGGTCCATCAGGTCCCACTGGCGTATCAGGTCCCACAGGTCCATCAGGTACGACTGGTCCTAGTGGTCCTAGTGTTACTGGTCCAAGTGGCATGGACGGTCCCAGTGGTCCCACAGGTCCATCAGGTACGACTGGTCCTAGCGGTCCATCAATAACTGGCCCAAGTGGTCCCAGTGGGCCAACAGGTCCTTCAGGTACGACTGGTCCTAGCGGTCCATCAGTAACTGGTGCATCAGGTCCCACTGGTACATCAGGTGCAACTGGTCCAAGTGGCGCAACAGGTGCAACTGGTCCTAGTGGTTGGGTCACAGGTCCCACAGGTCCTAGCGGAGGCCCTGTTGGGCCAATAGGACCCACTGGCCCTGCTGGTGGACCCACAGGTGCAACCGGTCCGAGTGGTTGGGTCACTGGTCCAACTGGTCCTTCAGGTGCAACTGGCCCAAGTGGTGAAACAGGTGCAACCGGTCCGAGTGGTTGGGTCACTGGTCCAACTGGTCCTTCAGGTGCAACTGGCCCAAGTTGTCCTAGTGTAACTGGTACATCAGGTCCCACTGGTACATCAGGTCCCACTGGTCCTTCAGGTGCAACTGGCCCAAGCGGTCCCAGAGTAACTGGTCCATCAGGTCCCACTGGTACATCAGGACCTACTGGTCCTTCAGGTACTACTGGTCCTAGCGGTCCATCAGTAACAGGTGCATCAGGTCCTACCGGATCTTCTGGTCCCACAGGTCCAAGTGGTCCGAGTGGTCCCACTGGTCCTTCAGGAGCAACTGGTCCAAGTGGTTATGCTAATCTGATTATTAGCAAATTTGATCTAGAAACCTTGAGTAATGAATATCATTACAACATAACTGAATTAGATTTTGATACAAGTTATTTTGCCATCCAGGAAACCAATCCTGGAGTACTGGCTATCCAACTGAATCCCACATACAACATCTATGTCAGCAGCTTTAACGCTGGTGATACTGGGTTAACACCAGATTTCAACAGTGTTGGCAGCGTAGTACTGGGTGGTGTGTTGAATGCACTCCATGGCGGTACAGGATTCGACAAGTATAATACTGGTGATATGCTGTACAGCGATCGCCAAGATAATCTCAGCAAGATCCCCATCGGGCAAGACTCACAAGTCCTGACTGTGGTAAATGGTTTACCACAATGGAAAAATAGCAACGCATCTGGTACAGGTTCACAACTTCCTGACAATTACCAGATCGGTGATATACTGTATGCCAACAGCACAAGCACATTACTTCGCCGCACCATCGGCACAGAAAATAGTGTGTTTACTGTAAAAAATGGCTTGCCAGTATGGCAGACTGGATATGTCAATAGCATATCAGGTAATGTCACAGGAATCTACGGCAACAACCTGCAGAACGGTAACTTAGTACTGTCAGGTACATTATATGCCAACAGCGGTGGTACTGGCATCAGTATCTACAGTGCTGGTGATATGTTGATGGCATTGACACCTAATAACTTGGGCAAACTTGCTGCTGGTGCTAACGGCAGCTTGCTCAGCATCGTCAATGGCATGCCCACATGGATCAGGCAGGCTACTAATTCTGCAATCACAGGAAACAACACTGGTCTCACAACTACCATACAGAATGGTAATGTGATATTAACTGGTGCATTGTACGCTAATAGCGGCGGTACTGGTATTACATCATACGCAGTTGGTGACATACTGTATGCCATCAATAGCACCACATTAGCTAGACTTGCTGGTGTTCCCACAAGTGGTTATGTATTGGCCATGGTCAATGGATTGCCCAGCTGGAAACAGTCTGTAAGTGTGATCAACATGGCTAATATCGGCTTCACCAATACCAATATTGGTGGCAATGTGAACATCACTGGTGTGCTTAATAGCAACAGCGGTGGTACTGGTACTTCCATCACTCCAGTGCTGGGCCAGATCCTGATAGGACAACCTGGTGGCAGTTACTTGCCTGGTAATATAGTAGCAGGTGACGGTATTACTGTTACTGTCAATAATAGACAGATAATAATCAATGCCAACAATGCACCTGGTGCAGGTGGCAGTACTGTTGTAACTACCATCAATAACCTGATCTACTTGGATACTTTCGGTAACCAGACACTGATCAATTATGTTCCCAACACCGGTGGTGATATCCAGGTGTTCGGTACAGGATATCAAGCAGGTGCCAAACTTTGGTTTGGTAACGGCAATCCTTACAGCTATAGTTCAACAGCCAAGTCATTGACCAGCACCACAGCAGTGTTTACCATGCCTGCCACCAATCCTGGCACATATGATGTCACATTGGTCAACCCAGATGGCAGCAATGCCATCAGACCACGTGGTGTGGCATTTGCCATCCCAGGACCAGTTACCACAGCATATAAATTCAGTGTGGTTGCTTATGTGAATGGTGTTCAGACAACTTGGAGTAGCGCAAATCAAGCTCAATCTGCAATAGCTATGCAAATAAGTGAAGGACAAACTGCCACGTTCGTCTTTGAAGGTAGTCCTATAGCTGATGGAACATCGTTCTATTACACCATAAGTGGTACCAACATTGCTAGCAACAGATTTACTGACGCAGTAAGTGCTGGTACCATAACAATCCAAGGTGGCACAGTTACGTTTACCAAGACATTGTTGGCTAATAACACCACCAACGGTGTTAGTAACATGGTAATGACCATCTATTCAGATAGTGCTAGAACCAAATCAGTAGCTATCAGTCCAGTGATCACTATATTGGATACAAGTTTGTCAGCATCACCGCCTTTGGTTACAAAATACAATGTTTCACCTGACCTTGTCATTGCGGTTAACGATACAAAATGGTCCACAGGATCAAGCAAAGAAGCTAGCTTCACAGTGACAGGTGGAACGGCACCTTATACCTTTGCTATAAAAACAGTTGCTCCAGATCCAAGTATCATTACCATGACTGCATTACCACCAGGGCTTAGTTGGGCTACTATAACAATTCAAGGGACTACATGGCGAATTGTTGGTACACCTACATCAGCTTTACCTGCTCCAGCTGGGCAACCCAGAGGAACAGCACTTTATGTGGATGTGACAGACAAGCTAGGGCAGACTGCTACAGTGGTATTCTATCTGATCATAAATCCAGGAACCCAACCATTATCGATTGTGCCTAATGGTAATTTTAATTTCACTGTGGGAACACCCATAACTTTAACTCCGGCTACTGCTAGTGGTGGTGATGGTACCTCATATGTATACACCATAGCTAGATTACCAACTGGTTCCGCCCCAGTTGGATTAACCCTTAATGTCAATACTGGTGAATTATCTGGTACACCTACTACGTCACAGGCTACAACTAGTTACACTGTAACAATTTATAATTCTTCTAGTCCAACTGTAAAAAAGACATCAAGTCCTTTTACTATTAAAATTGATAATCCTCCAGCTGTTGGTGTTATTGCCATAACAGGCCAGCAATTATATGTAAATCTAGCTAATACACCCAATGGAAAGGTATTTGGAGTTGCCAAATACTACACAACGTCTAACATCCCCTCAGATGCATGGGTAGATATGTATTTCAATACATCATGGAATTCAGGTACCCTGAGTGTTAAGTGGGCTCTGTACAAAGTTACTAGTGCTAGCAGTTATGCTGGTGCAACTAAAGTTCAAAAGGTGGGTGCGAGCGATCAAGTACTCTCAAATACCTATTATGAAGGAACTGTCATATCTAATCTAGCTGGCACCAATACACAACAAGTATCAGCATATACTACATTTTATATGGCTGCTAGTGCCACTGGTGGAGTATTTGTACCACGTAATGCAAAATCATATTACTTTATTGCCATCTATGATACCACAATAACAACACCAACTTTTAACGCTACTGGTGCAACCTCGGCAAATACCAAGGTAACTAATATAATAGAAATAGATCCAACTGCTGCTGATTTTTACACACCAAGATGATAATGGAAGGAATAAATGAGTTATACAGTAAACATAGATAACACCACTATCACAGTATACCCAGGCCAGGTGGACACAACCACCAGCCTGGGACTGGTTGGAAAGAATGTGGCCAACTATGGGCAAGTTATAGCCCAGGACCTGGTCAGCCTACTGAGTAATTTCAGTGGTGCTAGCAGTCCTGCCAGTCCAGTACGTGGTCAGATCTGGTATGACACAGGTATCAGCTTACTGAAATTCTATGATGGCACCAATTTCAAACCAGTGCGTGGCATGACTGTGGGAAATACTACTCCTGCTAATCCTGCCATTGGCGACCAATGGGTTGATACTGCCAATTACAAATACAAGATCTACACCGGCGACGTGACAGTGGATTACACAGGATGGTTCACTGTGGGGCCAGACAACGATCCCAGGCTAGGCAAGAGTGGTTATTACCAGGAAACTGTGCTGGATAACAACAGCGTCAGCCATAATGTGTTGATGGGTTACCTGGCAGGTGTCACAGTATCAGTCACAAGCAAGGACCAGGATTTCCGCTTACAGACTCCCATCAATGCAGTGAGCAATGTGTACACTGGATACAATAATGTCATAGGCAGCATGAGCGATAAGAACGGTTCATTGACCAGCCAGTTAACAAAGTTAAGTGCTGCCTTGTTTGCAAACACAGCCAACTTGGCCAGCCAGCTCAATAACACCACGATGAGCATAACTACTGTGAATCTCACACAACCTTCCACATCATTGACCCCTGCCGATGGTGACACTAGCAATCAGATAGCAACCACACAGTTCGTGGCCAATAGCACCAGTGGAATTGCTGCCATAAACAGCCAATTAACCACTCTTGCACCTATCGATACCCCGGTGTTCACTGGGTATCCAGAAGCACCCACTCCGCAGATTCTAGACAATAACAATCTGTTGGCCACAGCCAAGTATGTGCATACCATATTGCCATATGGCAGCATCATATTATGGTATGGTAGTGCAACTACTATTCCACCAGGTTGGACACTGTGCGATGGGCATAATAATACACCCAATCTCATGGATAGGGTGGTGATTGGTGCAGCTGGTTCTTATGCGGTTAATACCCAGACTAATCCTTATCAGGTTAACACAGTAGGCTCTGGGGGGCAGTTGTTACCTGCTACCCATGCACTATGTTACATCATGAAGATTTCACCCTGATGTGATGATATCAGCCAGGCTGGGAAATCTCTGGCAGATATCTGCCCAGCAATCTTTAGCCACTTGCTGGTGCTCCAGCTGTGTGCCATTGGCCATCCTGAGCTCGCAATAGTGTATCCAGCTACGCAGGCTACCAGCCATGTACAGACGGCTATTGGTCAACCCTTCAGGCAATACTGCACGGGCTTGTTCTTTGGCAATGCCATTGTTAACAGCCCATAAGTATGCTTCCTTGGCACTGCCGATCATCTTGTTTTGCTTATTTTCCCATTCACGCTGTAGTTCTGGATCTTCAACTTGGATACTATTCTGACGATTTTTCATGTCCTGTAGCCTGGCATCGCGCATACTGAACCCCAGGTCGCTCGTGGGATCAGCATAGCGTTGGCTGAACTCCTGGAAACTGAAACTGCGGTGTCGCAGGATCTGGCGAGCAATGTCACGTGTGGTATCGATC